CCTCATAAATCTTTTGAAAGAACTTGTGATACTGAGAGAACAAGACACCCTTAACATTCCAGTGAGCACCATGAGCCAAAAACTTAGCCGAAACTAAATTAGACATCAAAGAACAAAGTTCTTCAGCCAAATATTCTTTAGTTGGCTCTAACGCTTCATCAGCGACAGGCTCAACTTCCTCAGTCATGTCACGCTTACTTGTGTAGTCAATGGTCTTAGGGTCTAGAACTTCAGGAACACCAGCAGTCTTATATGCTGCACGAGCTTCAGGGTTATTATCCACAGCAAACTTCACATTCTCACCATTACCAATCAACTCTTTAGCCACAGAACCCTTCCAAGTGTTTACATCTTTAGGAGCAATCTCCGAAGGCTTCATAATCAGTTCACGATAAGGAACATTAAACTCATCAAGTTGGTCAATAGTGTCATTACGCTGAGACTCGTCACGACCAGTCACAATCACAAGTTTCACACTCTGGTGATCTAACCAGTCGTAATAATCCTGATGGATAGCACCATTCACAAAGAGAGTGTCATCCAAATCGGTGATGCCAACATCAGCAACAACATCACGCTTCGCCATATTCATATCCTTTTCACTTAATCCATTAACCCAAGTTTGACCGGCATCTCCACCCCAAGCATCCCAAGCAACCCGACCAGCAGAAGGGAAACCATCGTCACCTGAATTGAAACCTTTAGCCTGCTTATCAACCTCATGCCTAGCAAAATAACTAATCATGCGATTCACAACATCAGCAGAAACATCCTTGCCAGAAGCAAGCTGAACAGCACGAGCACGACCAACAGCAGTAAAACCACTACCAGCATAACCATCAGCAATCCACTTCAACGCCCTAGAAGCAGCTTCAGCAACCCCAGCAGGAGGACTATAAGAATCACCGGTGACAGCTCGCTTCAACTCTCCACCAGCAGGCATCTTTTCAGCAATACTCAAAGCAACCATCTGAGCAATCGCACCCTTTTTATCAGAATGAGAACCCAACACAGTCCCATCCTGTTTTACAGTGTCCCAACCCTTAGTAGTCTTAGAGATAAAGTAAGGCATTACTCGCCTGTCTCATAACTACCAGTTGGAACAGTGGTCGGATTCTGAATCTGAACTGACGGAAGACCAGTGTGAGCAATCGGATCTAAACCAAGAGACTTCAAAACATCCTCAGGAACAAAACCCAAACCAATCAACTTTTGAGCCATAGCAACCTTAGCTTCACTCTCAGTCAAACCAGCAGCATTAATATCAACATTCGCCAAAGGAACTCGAACAGTGTCACCACCCTGAATAGGTCGCATATTCTCTCTACGCCTAACCTCATTCGCAGACATCACACCATTCTGAAGCATCTTGGCATAACCCTCAATACGAGTCGCATAATCACCACGAAGCAAATCATCAGTATTGAACTGAATAAACGCAGCATCAGGAAGCAACGCACTAAACGCATCCTCCAACTTAGCGAGCCAAGGTCTCAAAGTGTGAGTCACAAAACTAATAGCATTCTGCTCATTAGAGTTATACGACTGAGCACCACGCTCCGACAAACCAATCAAGTTCACAGGCACTCTAAACATACGAGCAACATCCTCAACCGCAAGCCTACGAGAATCAAGCATCTGAGCCTGATCGTTAGCAACCTGAGTCGGCTTAAAAGTTGCACCACCCGAAAGAATCCCTGTCTTGTGAGCTTTACGATAACCCTTGTGAGCCCTATCAAAACTGCTAGACAAATTGTTCGCTTGCTCCGCAGTCAAAGCACCAGGATATTCAATAACACCTGTTGTCTGAGTTCCTTGACCAAAGAAACGAGCTGCAAAACCTTCAAGAGACATAGACAAACCAAGATTCTCTTTTAGAGAATCAACAGTGCTCTTGCCACGAATATCTCCTGGCATCAAAATAGAACCAGTGATATGCAAAACATCATCAGTCGAAAGTTCCCTGTTACCTTCATCAGCAGAAACATAACGCTTCACACCATTAGCCTTACGACTAACAGTGACCTTAATAGGGTTTAAAACCATCATGCTCAAAATCTGGCCTGTAATCGGGTCACGGAAAATACGAACAAAAGCATTACCATCAAGCAACAAAGAAATCATGCACTGTTGCCAAAATGAAGTCGAGTTAATCATCGCATCAGGTCGAGCAACCCAAGCAGGTCTCGGCCTATAAGGATAAGCAATACCATCCTTACGAATATAAGAATCAACAGGCAACGCTGAAATAGTGTCAGCAATCAAAGACACACAAGCCCACACGCTGTTAATACCCAACACAGTCGTATAGTCAATGAACGACCCTGCCTGAGTCTCAAAGCTAGTTAGATCACCAGCACCCCAAATCGTTTGAAACGAAATAGAACGATTCTCGCCACCACCAAGATTACGGAGCATTACTTATCGCCTTTATCTAAAGCCAAACCAAACAACAAAACACCAACACCAGCCAGAATCACACCAGCAGGAACAAAAACCAAACCTGCACCAACAGCCACAACAGCTATACCTAATGCCTGCAAAATCGTAGAGAGCATAACAATCCTTTAGCCGAAAAACTCCGGAATAATATCTAAGTCTAGTTTAGTGGTTGCTCTATCAAAGGCTATCAACATAGCGACAGCAGCATCTATACGCCTATTCGAAGCACGAGACTCCTTCACAATACGAGCACCCAAGTTATCTATCTTGAGAACACAGTTGTCAATATGTCTAGCCAACAAAGGATTGCCATCGTGAGTCAAAGTCGCTTCAGTCACAGCATCAAACACCTTTTGAGTAGCCGGAACCATACGCCTAGCCGAAGTCGAAGGATATTCAACTACAGGCAAACCCTCATCCATCAAGATCTGCATAGATCGTTGCCACCTAAAAGGGTCAAAAGCAACTTCCTTCACGCCCCTATACTTCTGGCAGAAAATCTTGATAGTCTCCTCAACCTCAATAGTGTCCACACGCCAATCATCAGAATCATTAGGTTGCTTCTCCCAAGCCTGAACCAAAAACACATGAGGCTTATCCTCAGGAGTCTTAGGAATAGTCACACCCACAATCGCAGTAGTGTCACCAGAGAACGAACCATCAACACCCAACACCATCTCAGCATCCTCAGGCACATCAACCTCAGCCTGCAAAGTTTCCCAAACACCAGCAGGCAACCAAGCATTCTTAGAACTCACCCACTGATTACAACGCTTAGTCCTAAACTCAGGTTCAGGAGTTCGCTTCACCATAGACTCAAAATCCTCTTTAGAGTTCAAATCACCATAGCCAGGATTAGCCAACATCCAAGTGGACTCAAGCCTATGATCTGAATCCAAAGGTGCTTCCCACCAAGCACAAAAGAAACTAGGGTCGTCAATCTCACCAGTAGAAACACGCTTGCCATATTGGTAAAGCTGATAAGCAGTTGAATCCTGACCGCTAACATCTGACTTAACTCCACAAGTAGTTGTCGCCAACATCATGGGTTGCCTACGAGAAGCCATAGACAGTTGCATAACATCCCACATAGTTCTATCCTGCAAAGCATGAACCTCATCAAACAAAACAGCAGAAGCATTCAAGCCTTCTTTTGAGTAAGCCTCTGCACTCAAGACTCTCCAAATACTTCCGGTCGCTGGAACTTCAATCACATCCCGATAAATGTTGCACATAGCAGCCAACTCAGGTTCACGCTCAATAATCTTTCGAGCATCCCCAAAAGTAATCCTCGCCTGCTCCTTCTCAGCTGCACAAGAATAAACTTCACCACCCTCATCCCCATTAAACAAAAACCACAATCCCAAGCCAGTCATCAAAGCCGACTTACCATTCTTACGAGCCTTACCCCACAAAGCAGTCCTATGAGCAAAAAGCCCCCGACTATCCAAAGCCAAAGTCTCCTCCAACAACTGCTCCTGCCAAGCACGAAGTCGAATAGGCTCACCGGCAACACCAGCAACAGAATCCTTAGTCAAAGTAACAAAGGTATTTATGAAATCAACAGCATCAGCACCCCGAGAGCCAAACTCCAAGCTAGTCGGAGTAAGAATCGCTGGAGGCCAACTACTTACCTGACTCAACGACAATCACCTGTTCACGCTCTTGCTGACGCTTACGAAGTTGCTCCATCTTAGTCTCAGCCTTAATCTCAGCCAACCCCAACTTAGAACGAGCATCAACAGTCAAACCCAACTTCCCCAAATTATTTACAATCGCCGCTTCCAGATCTAACAGCTGACGATGAATATGAAAATCATCAGGCTTCTCAACAAACGCCTGCTCCAACAAAACCTGTCTATCCAACTGCTTACAAGTCAGCAACAACAACTCAACATCCGACTGAGGACTAATCCAAGTTTGGCCAGCACCAAAGACACGATTCCACAACAACAAGCCAGCCCAAGCCAAAGGTTGATGAGGTTCAACACGCCCAGCAGTCAAAGCAATCGTGCTATTGACATCCGGTAAAGGTCGCTTACCAGGGTTGCCCAAAGCTCGCTTCTGTTCCAAAGGTTTAGCAGGATTAGCCATGTTGTAAGGCTACCAAACTTAACCCCCCAACTGCGTAGCGGTGCGAAATTGTTGGTGCGGGGTATAGAAACAAAACTAAAAAACAAAAAAACCCCACCCCCACTGTTACCCCCACCACTAGACAAGGCACAACAACAACAAACAAGCGTTAGTTCAAAGGCTTGTTACCACGCCTAGAGTTACAGATTGCATGAGCTGCACCCAGAGGACTATCAACCTGACCAGGTATCAAGTGATCAGCGGTTATTTGACTTCTGTCAGTGAACGCTTGCTTACATAGGTGACAGTGTGTAGCGGTGGCCTTGAGGTATGCCCTCTGCTTACGATAATTCGTATCGTTGTAGAGAGTCCTACCCCCTTTACGAATCGCTTGTCGTTGCTTCTCCCGCTCCTTGACTGGAATCAGGTGTGTATCACAGTAGCTCTCACCTTTGGTTAG